AAATGCAAATCCATCAATATCTAAGTTTTCTCTATAAGTACTCTTTATAGTTGCTTTAATATTGTATTGTGCATCAATACCTATAGTAGGTTGACCTGTGTAACCAATACTTTGTGATTGTTCTCCACCGCTTATCTCTTTAACAGAGTTTCCATCATTACTAATACTTCCTATAGTATGCGTATGTTGTGTTCCGTTAATCCAAGTATATAGATTTCTTGAACCATTATACAGACTTCCATACTTAGCTAAATGAACATAAGGTGTATAGTAAATATTACATCCACCATTGAATGCTTCTGCTCTACCTACTAATCTAATACCATAATACTTACTCCAACTAGCATATTGTGTTACATCAAATGTTTGTGTAGGACCATTATCCCATCCTGTTGAATATGTTGGATAATATGAAGCAGCTTCAAATCTCCAATATCTAGAATAATTTCCATTACTATCGTGATTTACTACAAACGAACCACTTGCAACATCTTGATATAAACCACCCATATTATAACTAAAATTAGTATCATTTATAAGTTTAGCACCTGTGTTCATATCTTTAAGCCAGAACATACCATTTTGACTAGCATTTTGATTATAACTTTCTCTATGCCATCTCATTGTCCAGTAAATAGTGTCTGTCATGTTATCAGCATTAGGTGATGTTGTAAATAACAATTCACCATAATAACCATTAGCATGTCCTGTTACAAGACTGAAACTTTGTGGATTAACTTTACCAGTAGGTCTTATTTGTTTTAACTCATAAATTTTAGCATTATTCATTTCTGAAACTTGGCAATTTACTTTAACATCAAATCCACCTGCTAAATTTACACTTCCACTTATTGCACCTGTTTTTATGTATGCATTATCACCATTTGCTATGATTCCAGTACCTGGAGCAAGTAGTGTTCCACCTACCATATTTGCATTTCTATTATTACCTGATAAATCTGTAATAATTCTATTAGTACCACTATCAGTTTCAAAATCATATTCTAATAAAACTTCTTCTTCTGTAAAAGCTTCTTTTTCTGGAACAGTACAGAATGTTTCAATAGCACCTTCAACCATAAATAGGAATGTAGGTTTTATTGGGAATTTTATTTCACTAAATGATTGTAATTCATATTGATATACTAGAACATCAACTTCTCTTAATGCAGCAATATCTCCTTCTTCGAAAGCTGTATTATAAAATAACATATATTTATCTTTATATCTTATAGCAGCAGCTCTTTCAGATATACCATTATATCTAACTGATGGGTCTGTCTTTTCTCCTAAATACATTGTAACATCAGCAGTTAAACTCTTAACTTTTGCATCTATTTCTTTAACATTCTCAAAAGTCATATTTGATGTACTATATGCAGCACTAGATATTAATTGATATAAACCTCTAGGACTTGCAAAGTATAATACGTTTTCTACAGGTATAACTGTTTCTGGAGCATGACATCCTATACCCATATTTAAAGGCATTATTTCGAAGTTACTATCTCCGAATGCTCCCATCATTTTATAAATTCTTTGTTTAGTAAACACAATATATACATTTCTAAAGAATATTATCTTTGTTATTTTATCTGTTGGCTCTATAGGTAATGATACATAGTTATAGTTAGGAACATAATCGAAGTTATTAATTTCACTGAACCATATTGTATCTTCTTTATAATAAACTGCTCTATTATACATTTCTACCATAGAACATTCTCCAACATTTAAAGGAACGACAGGTTTTATTTCTGGGTCAACTTGACCAACATCATAATAATCATAGTAATCAGATATATTTGCATCTTTTTTACTTATCTTAATTTCCACTTGACTACTAGGAACAGTTTGGAAAGTTATATCATAAACTTTTAAACCAGTTCTACTTAAACTTGTATTATCAGTAATACTAGCAGTTAAATTAACATCTCCTTCTTTAAAAGTAATATCGAATCCACTATCATTACCTGTATACAAAATATTAAGTCTAAATATACCACCATTTGGAATAATAGTTACTGGTTTATTATTCTCAACAGTTAAGTAAACACCTTGTATACTATTTGTTGATAAACCTTTATAATCTACCCAATATAATGGGTCGTCACCTAAAACATTAAATCCAACTTTTCTAACTTCCATTGGACTTGGTTTATATGCACTATTTGTGTGACCTTCTATTCCTGTACCACTATAAGTGAATGAATTATCACTTCTATCAAAACATACAAGACCTTTATTATTATGTGTGAAATATATTTTATCAAAAAACTCAATAGTTTCTATATTTTTTAAATTTCTATCCCAATCAAATACAACTGGTAAATCATATATTTGACTAGATATTTGAATAGTTTCTTCATCTGTTATTTGTCCATCTTCATCATACTCTAACTCTGGTAAAGTACAATTATATAGCCATGCAGTAGATGTATTAGTATATTTATTTTTAGTAAGCATTAATAAAGTGAACATATTATTTTGACCACCATAAACTTGTTGGTATTCTCTATATGCTTTTTCACCTGTAAATGCTGATAAGTTTCTAAATACATTATTATCATTTCTTAACAATTTCATATAAACGATATTATCATTTGTTTCTTCTGGATATGGGTCCTCAGGTGTTTTACCTTTAGTATCTGGTAATCTATCAAACATATTAAATATTTCTGATAATGCACTTAATTTACCAAATCCCATTCTTTTATATAAAGAACCTCTTTTATCCATTGTGAAGTTTACTATAGAATTAAATTCGTTATCAGAACTAGTGTCATCACTGAAGTCTGTATTAATACCCCCTATTAAACCTTCTATTATATAGAATAACTTATTCTCTGGATTTCCTTTATATGTCTGATATTTTCCCATTTATATCACCAACCCTTAAAAGCTTCCACCATTACCATTACTTCCGAAGAAACCAATGTTAATAGCTCCACTTGTATCTATTCCATAAACTCCACCAAAACCTTCTTCATTAATATATTCTGAAGATATACCATTTGCAGTATCTCCATTTTTATAGTTATCCACTAATGTTCCTATGTTATCTTTAAAATTATTAAGTGCTCTATAGAATTCATCTAAGTACATATTTGCTTCACTTAGAGAACTATCATTCATTTTTATACCATAAGATATGTAAGGACTTAATAAATCTAATTGCCAAAAACTAGGTAGAGCTTCATACTCTTCATTAATAGCAGTATAGAATGGAAATAAAGTCTTACATTCTGTATTTATTCTTGATATAGCTTTATTTGCAAAACTTAATAAATTAGCATCAGAAAAATTTTCATCTGTAAAAATTCCTGCATTTGTTGTAATAGTTTTTAGTGTCATTTTACTCACCTTCTTTAGTATAATTATACCATAAAAAAAGATTATAGTAAATACTACAATCTTTTAATACTACCTATACTCAATGTTCTCTTTCTTAGTATTACTATCTGACACTTCATTTATTTTTTCCATTAATCTATCATAGATAAATTTTGGAAATTTTTGTTTTGAACCATCAAATCTTACTGTTACAGGAACTGTATTGTATAAGAATGTATATACAGGACCAAAATAATTTGCAAAAATCTTTTGTCCAACAAATTCAACTACTTCATCTTCTTTACATTTATTAAGCATAAATTTCTTTTTCTCAATAATGTAAGTTTTTTCAGCTTCTCTAGTTGCCATTTCACTATTGGCTTCTATAGCAGCTTTAAGTGCAGCAGTTGTTGCAGCATTTTGCATTGCTTCATCTGCTTTTTTAACACTTTTATTTGTTTTTGAACTAGTTTCTGGAATTTCTAAACCTAGGTCGATGTCACTTAATTCAGCAACATCTTTAGTCTTATCTAATTTTGTCATCTTTTTACACTTCTACCTTTCTATATTTAGCTTCTTAGTCTTCTTGAGAAGCAGCTCTACCTAAATCGTCTTCTGTGAAGTCAGCAATTACATCATATCCTGAACCAGAATAGATTTTTGTAATAGCCATTGGGTCAGTAATTTTTGCCCCAGTCCACATTTTATATCCGAATGTAGCTTTTTGTGCTAATGGGTCAGCTTTATCAGCAGTAAATCCAGTATCGAGGAATTTAACATTATTAGAACCTAAACTAATAACCATATATGGGTCTTGTCCTAAAACAAATGATGTGTAAACATTTACTGAACCAGTATTTGCATTAACTGGACAAATTAAACTATCAGTAAAGTACATTCCATAAGCCATATATTTAGCTAATGTTCCTTGTTTGATAGGTCCATTTTCGTTACCTGGAACTAATAATTTATTAACTAAAACAGGGTCATCTAATAAATCGTTCATTACGTTTGGATGCATAACACCAACGAATTTACCATTATATCTTCTGTGTCCTCTTCTGTTATAGTTAGTCATTGATAATGCTACAGTTCTGAAATCTTTGAATGTAACAACATCAGAAGCGTCGATGTCATTAACTCCAGTGTTTCCAACACCAACATAATATTCAGAAGCATCTGTGAAACTATCAATAATATTTCTTTCACGAACTTCAGCAGCATGTCTTGCTAATTCTGGTTGATAAATTGTTTTAATATTATCAAAGTGTACATCTGCAGCTACGTCAGTTTCTTCCATAACTACACCGTATTGATTAACAACACCTGTTACTTTTTGTGCTTCTGGTTTTAATGCAGCAGGAGCAACTCCTTCTGTTAATCTATGTTTACCTTCATTATCATAAGGTAAGTGATTGTATCTACGAACTGTGAATGATGTAGTTCCTTCATGTAAAGGAATTGATACACTTGTTCCTAATTCTGTAAATACGAAATTTGATTTTTCTAATTTAATCATTTCTAAAATTCTTTTAGACCAGTACTCATTTTGGCTTATACCATTTTTTTGTAGTACTGCTAAAGTAGTATTTGCAGCAGCCATATAATTCACCTTCTCTTTCTAAACAATAATTAACTTATTGTCTTTAATTATAAAAATTTTTGGCTTTGTATTCCTTCATCTCTTGACTTATCAAATCATCAAGACTGACCTGTTTAGTAGAAACGCTACCATTATGCTTTTCATCAGCAAGACTATCTAAGTTTTCAATTTTATCAATTTGTTTTTGTTTTGAAATTTCTGCAATCTTATCTGATAGTACACCTTTTATTACAATTTCAGGATTCGGTAAACTTAATATAGTATCAACAGTGTAACCTGCTTCTTCTAATTTTGTGAATATTTCATTTCTTCCATCTTCACCTAGATTATATTTACTAACTGCATCTTCAACTGCATTACGGAAATCACTTGCTCTTTCAATTAGTTTAGCTTCTTGATTTTCTTTCTCTAATTGTTCAATTCTACGATTACTTTCTTGTAATTGTTTATACAATACAGGGTCATAACCTTTTTCTTTAGCTTCTTGAACAACTCTAGCGTCGTCATAAGCTTTCATAAAAGCATTTACATCACTATAACCATATTGTGTAGCAATCTTTTTAAGGAATGCTTCATTTTCACTTGTAGCTTTGTATTTTGATTTCAATTCTGCATTTTCTTTACGCAGTTGTGAAAAAGCATAATTACTCTTTTCTTCCTTACTAGGTTTACTAGGAGCCTTTGTAACTTCTTCGTCACTATCTTCGATTTCATCTTGGTCCGTTGTACCATCTTCAGACCCTTCATCATCATTTTCATCAATGTTTTCATCTTCATTTTCAGTTTCTAATTCAGAATTGGCACCTTCTTCATTTTCAACTTCTAATTCTTGATTACTTTCATTTTCATCTTCTGAAGCATCTTCGTTAATGTTAAATTCATTTTCTAACATTAAGTCAATATCTTCAATACTGTTCAACTCATTTGGCATATTATCTTCCCTTCTATCATACATACTTATTTTATAACGCTATGGTACGTTGGTCAAAAATATGACTAATACTGAAATATCTCTATCTCATCACTATAATTATACAACATTTTGTATTTTTTGTAAATAGCAAACAAAAAAGCACTATTAGTGCTTTATGCCATTTGTTGTGATTCTAATTGATTAGCAGCTTGTTCTACTTCCATTTGTTGATTAGGTGTAGCCATTAATTGGTCTACTGCATTTGTTAAGTTTTGTTCATTTTGAGCCATAACTTGTTGGAATGCTTCTTCTAATTGTTTCATAATTTCATCAACTGCAGGAGTATCTTTTCTATTTTCGATTATTTCTGCAACACCTTGTGTAATAAGTTCTTGGTCAACACCATTCTCATTACCAGCAGCTATTAATTTTTCTATTGCTTCTGCTTTAGTAAGGCTATCTTGATAATTTAATTTACCAAATCTAGACATTATTTCATCTTTATTCTCTAAGTCTGTATTCTTAATAATATCACTAACTGTTACAGTCTTAACTGGAGTATCATATTGTCTTTCTAATTGGTAAATTTCTAACAATAACTCTTTTTGTCTTGCTTTACTATATGGAGTTTTTGTTTCCAACTCAATGTAGTATTGATAATTACTCTTTTCCATCTTATCTTTTGAAGGAAGTTTAATCTTAGTGAAGTTATATCCACCGTCTGGATTCTTACCATCATTATATGTTAGTTCTTCATCATGATAAACTTGAGTAATATAGTCAATGATAACATTAGTTATATCTTCAATAAACTCTTTAATGTTATTTAAAACTTCTATTTCAATTATTTTTGCTCTTTCTACTGCAATGTTTGCACCACTAGATGTATTACCTGCAGTACCTATATCTCCTAAGAATTGATTACTATTACCAGTTATCTTATCTATTTGATTTTGGAAGTCAGTTTTAATATTAAGTATTTCTTGTTGAATCTTTGGAGGAATTACAGGTTTAATAGCATTATCTAAGTTTCCTTCTACTGCATATACAACTCCTGGAGCACCATTTGCTTTAGCAACAACTTTAGGG